CATCCAGATGAAGCGCTGGCTTGAGTCTCTGTATCAGACGGAAACTCTTAAGCTAGACTATCGTTCGTGTGAGATGATGTCAGATGATCTTAGCGTTTTGATTAAAGATAAATATCCTGGACGTAAGTTCAAGATATCCGTCTCGGAAGATAACGAGAACGGAAGCTATGCAGAATATTAAGAGGAATCTAGTATGAAGACATTTGGTGCATTCATGGCTGAATCGCAAGAGATCAACGAAGCACATGACGTTGAGCTCAAGCCACATGCGAACGGTACACACTACATCGTTCATAAGATCCACCCTAAGTCTGGGATCGAATCCGACCAGCTAAAGAAGGGTGAAAAGATCTCTGATTCTCATGTTGACGATTTACACGACATGGGGTATAAGGTTAAGATCCACTCTAAGTAAGTTACATATTTTATAATGAGGTTTTATTATGGTTGACTTTTGTCATATTGCGCCCACGCGTCTACTTCCTACATTCGTAAACAATCAATCGCATCACCTACTTCTTGCTCATCTCGTCGAGGAAGACAGGGAGTACACTCGGTTCTATCAGAGCGGTCGTAACCTGGCCGACACGTACATCCTCGACAACTCTGCTTTCGAAATGTACAAGCAGGGTCGGGAGATGTATCCTTCGGACAAGCTGATTGAGATGGGTAAGCTCGTTGGGGCTGACTACATCGTGATGTCCGACTATCCCAACGAACCTGGTTCGAAGACCATCAAGGCTGCAGAGCAGCTAGCTCCTGAGTTCCGTAAAGCAGGCTTCAAGACGTTCTTCGTGCCTCAGTCAGAGATTGGGGACATCGAAGACTATATCGCAACCTTTGCCTGGGCTGCTTCTTCCCCTCATGTTGACTACATCGGTGTATCGATCCTTGGCGTTCCTAATGCATATGGCGTAGAGAAGGATAATAAGCTGCAACGCTATATGAGTCGCTTCCGTATGATGAAGGAGCTCTCGCGCCGTGGTATCCTTAATCTTGCCTATAACAACGATAAGAAGATTCACTTCCTCGGTATGGTCGATGGACCTAACGAGATTGAGCTCTGCAGTCAGTTCGATATTGACACATGGGACTCTTCTGCAGCTATCTGGGCTGGTCTCAACAAAATTGCTTTCGACAGTTCTCCTACAGGACTGATTGATGGTAAGTACGAGAAAGAAGTTGACTTTAACTTCAGTACGTTGGATAAGGTAAGGATCGACTTGGCTAAGTCGAACATGAAGTATATTAATGATCTATGTGGAGATGATACCTATGGTTAAGCGTGAGAGATTCGAGGATAGCGGATTCGTTTATGACGCTATTGAGGGTGATATGACTGACGCAGGAAAGTTTACACCAGGCATGCCAATCAAGCGATTGGTCAGCTATAAATACAATGAAGGCGATATCCTGGCAGAAGTTCAAGCCTATATCGATTCGACCTACGGACAGCACTATGTTGGTAATGGAGAGATCCAGACCGTAGACTTCTGGGAGTCACTCGGCTCTCTCGACACCACCGCTCGGGATACTGCAATCAAGTATCTGGCTCGCTTCGGAAAGAAGGGTGGTAGCAACCGCAAAGACCTTTTGAAAGCTATTCACTACATCGTGCTTATGATGTATGCAACACGTGAGGATACAGAATGAAACACATCTCCGGACCTAACTCCAGGTCATCTCTAACCAATGTACAAGAGCAGGACGTTCAACCTAATGCCGTAGACCTTCGTCTCGGCAAGGTGTTCTTCATCCGCCCTGCCGCTTTTATTATCGATGAAGAAGACAAGCGCCACCGTGGCTCTGTGGAGCTTACCACAGATCCTGACGGCTACTACACACTTGTGGAGGGACACTATGAGGTCGTTATGGAGAACATCATCGAGGTTGGAGAAGGCGAGGCTGGTTGGGTCATTACTCGCTCCACCCTTAACCGTAATGGCGTGTTTCTCACTTCCGGCCTTTATGATAGTGGTTATCATGGTGTTATGGCTGGGGTAATGCATGTCACCTGTGGTCCTATGAAGATCAAGCCAGGCACTCGTATCGGTCAGTATCTGTCGTTTGATGCAGAGGCCCTATCGAAGTATGATGGATCATATGGTATCGGCAAAGAGCACGACAAGAAGTATGAAGTAGCACCGGATGCGTTTGATGCTATCCTCGAGCCTGTAGTCAATCAGGTTATTGAAATTGAAGAACCAGTAAAACGCGGCCGAGGCCGTCCAAGAAAGGTAAGTGAATAATGGGTATGGAAATTAAGGTCCCGGTTGAGGAGCTACGTAAACGTAAACTGTTTGTAGCAGCTCCAATGTATGGCGGACAGTGTGCTGGTATGTTTACACGATCGATTGCAGACCTCTCTGCTCTGTGTACACACTATGGCATTCAGGTTCGATTCTACTTCCTGTTCAATGAGTCGTTGATTACACGTGCTCGTAACTATTGTGCAGATGAGTTTATGCGGTCGGAAGATACACACTTGATGTTTATCGACTCTGACATTGGGTTCAACCCTCATGATGTTATTGCACTGCTTGCACTGCAGGATCCTGATCACACGAAGGACGGCTATGACATCCTTGCTGGTCCGTATCCGAAGAAGTGTATCTCGTGGGAGAAGATCAAGACGGCTGTCGATAAGGGCTTCGCAGATGAAGATCCTAACAACCTCGAGAACTTCGTAGGCGACTATGTGTTCAACCCTGCAGATGGTTCGGGTCAGATTGCTCTTGGTGAGCCTGTAGAGGTTCTCGAAGCTGGCACTGGCTTCATGATGATTCGTCGTAACACGTTCGAGAAGTTCCAAGAAACCTATCCACATCTCCTGTATAAGCCAGACCATGTTCGTACAGAACACTTCGACGGCACACGTGAGATCATGGCTTTCTTCGACGCACTGATCGACGACAAGACTCAGAATCTGATTCCAGAGGTCTCGGCCTTCTTTGATAAGAACCCGAACCCTACCAAGGAACAGATGGTCGAGTTCCTCGAGGATAAGCGCAACGGCCTTACCAAAGACAACTACTCGAATCGCTATCTGTCAGAAGACTATATGTTCTGTCAGTGGGTTCGTAATGCTGGCCTCAAGGTATGGCTCTGCCCATGGATGAAGCTACAACACGTAGGTTCGTATGTGTTCGGTGGATCGCTTATTGACCTTGCGCAGATTGGAGCATCAGCAACCGCAGATGTTGACAAACTTAAGAAGAAAAAGAAGTAAGGATATTATTTTATGATGCTTGATGTGAAAACTATTCAAACGCTTAAGGCGTTCTCGATGATCAACCCCTCGCTTCTGTTTAAGCCTGGTAATGTGATCAAGACGATCTCCCCTGCCAAGACCATTCTAGCCAAGGCCACTGTGCCGGCTTCATTCGACAGAGAGTTTGCTATCTATGACCTTCAAAGGTTCCTGGGTGCATACTCGATGTTCGATGAAGCCGAGCTAGACTTCCATGAGCGATCTGTGAAGATTGGTTCTGGTAAGGAGAAGATCAACTACCTGTATGCAGACCCTGCAGTCATCGTAGTTGCTCCAGATAAGGAGTTGGTTGTCGAGAACCCTGTAGTAGAGTTCGAGTTGACCTCTGACCTGCTTCAACGTACTCTCAAGGCATTGAGTATGATTGGAGCTCCGGAAGTAGCTGTCACTGGAGAAGATGGTGTAGTCTATCTCGAAGCCATTGACTCAAAGAACAGCTCGTGCTCTACGTATCGTGTTGAAGTCGGACAGACCGACAAATCATTCCGCTTAATTATGTCAGCTGACAAGTTAAAACTGTTGACTTGTGACTATAATGTGGCTATAACGGATAGGTTCGCTCACCTCAAGGGCCAGGACATTGAGTACTGGATTGTCCTTGAAGCGCATTCAACCGTTGGCTAATAAGTGGAGTTTATATTATGGAAGAGTTTCTCTGGGTCGAAAAGTATCGTCCCAAAACCATCAGTGACACTATCCTTCCTCAAGAACTGAAGGCTACGTTCCAGCAGTTCGTTGATCAGAAGAATATCCCGAATCTCATCCTGGCAGGGAGTGCAGGCGTAGGTAAGACTACTGTCGCCCGTGCAATGCTCGAAGAGCTCGGCTGTGACTATCTCGTCATCAATGGATCCATGAACGGAAACATTGACACACTACGTAACGAGATCCTTGAGTTTGCTTCTGCTATGTCTCTTAGTGGAGGGAGGAAGTATGTCATCCTTGATGAGGCTGACTACTTGAACGCAAACTCGACACAGCCGGCTCTTCGTAACTTCATGGAAGAGTTCTCTAAGAACTGTGGGTTCATCCTTACCTGCAACTTCGTCAATCGTATCATCGAGCCTCTTCACTCTCGTTGTGCTATTGTAGAGTTCAAGTTCTCTAAGAAGGATCTGCCTGTCATCGCTCAACAGATGATGGGTCGCACATGCACTATCCTCGATACAGAGGGCGTGCCTTATGATAAGGCTGCAGTGGCTGAATTGCTCAAGAAGCATCTTCCTGACTGGCGCCGTCTTATTAACGAGCTACAGCGCTACTCTGCTACTGGTAAGATTGACTCGGGCATCCTTGTAAACACGACTCAGGAGGCTATTAAGGCGCTTCTAGACGCTATGAAGGACAAGAACTTCAGTTTAGTGCGTAAGTGGGTCGGAGAGCACTCAGACACCGAGACTACGATGCTATACCGTCAGTTCTATGACAACGCAGCATCATACTTCCAGCCTCAGTCTATCCCCCAACTTGTCTTGACTCTTGCCAAGTACCAGCACCAGGCTGCGTTCGTGGCTGACCATGAGATCAACAATGCTGCGTGCATGCTCGAGATCATGATCGACTGTCAGTTCAAGTAATGACACCGTTCGACTTCATCAACTCAATCAACAACGGCAAAGACATCATGGTAGACGAGGCTACCGAGAATGCCTATGTGCCGTTCGTTGTCAATAGAGGACTCTCGTACTTCGCCGATACGATCATGTATGCCAACGAGCTTAACAAGGTTGTAAACACTGATAAGAAGCTGCAATATCACTATCTCATAAATACCATTGTACCTCGAAAGAGGTTTAGTAAGTGGGCTAAAAAGCATGAAGATAGTGACATTGAGCTTGTTATGAATAACTACAACTACAGTTACGAAAAGGCAGCACAGGTACTATCACTTCTTACTAAACGTCAATTGGAAGAACTAAAAAATAAAAATAATAAAGGTGGAATACGATGAGTTTAGTAGATAGTTTAGTCGAGGTTCTCCTTGGCGAACAGGATGATTTCCTGAAAGTGAAAGAGACGCTGACTAGGATCGGCGTTGCATCACGTAAAGAGCAAGCTCTCTATCAATCGTGCCACATTCTTCACAAGCAAGGCAAGTACTATATTGTACACTTTAAAGAGCTATTCATGCTCGATGGCAAGCCTGCCAACTTCTCTGACGACGACAAGGGTAGACGCAATACAATCGCTGCACTCCTAGAAGAGTGGGGACTGATTAAGATTGTCGACTCCGAGCGTGTCAATGAAACCAAACTTCCTCTGAACCAGATCAAGATCCTTCCCTTCAAAGAGAAGAACGAATGGCGTCTTGTCACAAAGTACAACATAGGCAGGAAGCCACAATAGTTGTTGACTTTATTCCTATAACAGTCTATATCTAAGATATGTTGGAATGGATAAGAATCAGAGACGAAGTCACCTGCGAGGTGTATTACGATCTGTATGATCATAACATACAGAATACCGTAGTCACTGTTCGTGAGGTATCAAAGCGGTATCAAGTCAGGATACTTGATCACGTGCCTTTCCATACAAAGACAGTAAGAGTTGCTAAAGAGGTGGGTCAGCACATTTATGAGCAGACCTGCATCAAGCAATTGGCGTGTTGATGCTACCTGCCAGTACTCAACATGGGTTAGATCATTTTGATCGGTGATAGAGCGGGTGGGGGCTGCTATCACGCATAAAAGAGATATATAGTTTAATGCGCCGTTAGCTCACCTGGATAGAGCGCGAGTCTTCTAAACTTGAGGTAGCAGGTTCGAGTCCTGCACGGCGCACCATACTCCTGTAGCTCAACGGTAGAGCTGGCCGCTCATTCTGAAGACATAGTCTTCACTCGAGCATATAAAGAACGGTGCTGGCGGGAACGTCTGTCCTGTTTGGGGTTGTTTTTATTTCCCCCTTTATATGTCGGGGTTAATGAATGGCAATTGGGACACAATAAACGGAGATTTCCTCCCTTGTTGTTGCCAGGATCGCCATCAATGTGATCCACTTGTAATACTAGAGTTTGGCCATGCCATTCGTTAATACTGCAAGTAGCGCATTGGTAACCAAAACGTTCTGTGAGGATGCGTTTTTGGGTTTCGAAGTATACAACCTCACCTTGGTCAAAGCCCTCGTTCGAAGCAATGATTCTACGATCGTGCTGACAACGATTGCTGCAATACTTAGGAGGGGTTGAGGAATAGTACTTCCTGGTGAATTCGTTGCTACAATGTAGACAGGTATAAACCTTGTCTTTAACACCTTTGTAGTTCATTTGCTATCTATCCTCAAAAGTTGTTGCCATAATATTATTTATATAGTAAGGACTTTTGAGGATAACGGCTAGGTTAGGGGTTCGAATCCCTTCGGGAGTACCAGTTTTTTATTATGGAGAATGTGATGTTTGAGAAAGTTCCTTACGGTGTAAAAGTACGGGTTCGTGGTAATGAGAAGGATGGGTTTATCGCAGAGTATGCGATCTGCACTCATCGTTTTACTCCGTTCCTAAATGATTGGAGACTTATAAGTCACTATACACACACTCCATTTACGAAAAACGACACCTATCCAACTTTAGCGTCTGCAAAGGAAGCTGCGATGGCGCAGTATGATAGTTGGATTAATCATTATAAACGTGAGGAAGAAACAAAGCGGATTGCCAAATCACAAAGCAAGGTTGTTTGGAAGCATCCATAATTAATGTCACGGTGGCAGAGTGGTCCAATGCACAGGTCTGCAAAACCTGAAAGCCGCGGGTTCGAATCCCGCCCGTGACTCCATATTGAGTGAGTACAATGATTGAAAAAGCGAAGCAGGCAATTCTGGATTCAAGTCCAAGTTCATCAGTCTATATCGGCTGTGACTCGATTCGTTTCAGAAAGAACAAGATGTGGTATGCCAAGTATTCCACTGTGATAATTATCCATAGGGATTCAAAGAAGGGTGGACAACTGTTCCACACCTCCGTCGACATGCCTGACTTTGGTAACTTGAAACAAAGACTGCTAATGGAAGTTCAACTTGCCGTTACTGCAGCTATGGAGATTATTGATGTGGTTGGTGATCGTCACTTTGAGGTACACTTGGATATCAATCCAAACCCAAACCACAAGTCAAACGTTGCTGTAAAGGAAGCGCTTGGTTGGGTAAGAGGTTCGCTTGGTCTGGACGCAAAGATCAAGCCATCTGCATTCGCAGCCACTCACGCAGCAGACCACGCTGTTCGACATCTAAACTAACTGTTGACCTTTTCGTGAAAATATCCGATAAGGGTATATAAAGATTGAAAAGGAAGATTGATTATGGCTTATGATTTCGAACAGGTTGCTGACGCTTTTGCGTTTCTCGACACCCTCCGTGAGTTTGGCGAAGTCAATATGTTTGGCGCTGCGACCTATGTAGCAGAAGATCTCGGTCACGATAAACGTACTGCACGAGATCTCGTCTCGATGTGGATGAAGTCGTTCGATCCCGAAGTGACCGCAGAAGATCGTGCTCGGTTGTTTGGAGAAAAGGTATGACTAATCTATTAACACGTAAAGATCGTATCACCGCATACATTGCCAAATGGATTGTAGTGAACATTGCTTGCAATATCAATGCGGAAGCTGTATTGTCGCTTAGTATTACAGCAACTCGTTTATATGATGAAAGAATGAATCATGGGTAAGTTTGTAAACAGATTCGTTATCTCCGATACACACTTCGGACATACGAACTCGTGGGAAAAGTTCAAGCTCGCAGATGGTAGTCCTCTGCGTCCGTTCACCTCTACGGAGGAAATGGATGAGACTATGATCGAGCGTTGGAACGCCAAGGTCAAATCGACTGATACTGTATACCATCTTGGGGATGTTGTTATCAACAAGAAGTATCTCAATCTCGTCGAGCGGCTGAACGGGCGTAAGATCCTCATCCGTGGCAACCACGATATCTTCGGAGATGAGCAATACTATCTTGCTGGGTTCGAGCAGATCCATGGTGTTCGTGTGTTTGTGGATAAGTTCATTCTGAGCCATATCCCACTGCATCCTGACTGTGTGACTGAACGTTTCAAGGTCAACGTCCATGGACATCTTCATGCAAATGAGATCAAAATGCCATGGGGAGTTAATGCTGATAGAAACGAAATCATATATGCTGACTTCCCGGATCCTCGCTACCTGTGTGTCTCTGTTGAGCATACTAACTATGAGCCTCTGCACTTCGATGAAGTTCAAGCTCGCATCGACAAGCGTTGGGAAGAGTCTGAATACACAGGACCTGCCAACGCTTGGGGCAACGGAAGTGGACCTGGATAATAGCTGTTGCCATTATCTAATATGTGATGTATAAGGAGATATAGAATGAGTAAAATGATTATCGTGTTTCTGGCTATCTTCGCAGTCGTGTTCCTTGGTATCCAAGGATTTGTTGCTGCAAGTGGTCGTGAAAAACTTCAGCTCGCCAAGGTGCTGGGGTATAGTTTGGCTTGTGCTACCCTGGCTATCGCAATTGCATCCGCAATCGTTATTTTGTTTTAAAGGAATATATTATGAAAAATGTTACTAAGGTCGTTCTTCTTGCTGGTCTGATGGCCACTGCTTCGGCTTGTACTCGAATCGAAACTGGTGAAGTGGGTGTTCGTCGTTCGTTCGACAAGACCATTGAAACCACAGAGCTGATGCCTGGATCTGTGAACCAGACTCTGTTTGGTGACGTTATGACGTTCCCTACCAAGGACGTTCAGGTGGATGTCTCTGACTTGACCCCTTTGGCGTCAGACAATTCGACAGTCGCTGACTTCGATATGGCTGTCATCTATTCGATCAATCCTGGTTCGGTTGCCGAACTGTACATCGAGAAGAACCGTGGCTTCCATGCTGAAACCGAAGAAGGTGATACACTGTTGATGTATAACTACATTCGTCAGCTCGGCCGTAATGCTGCCTATAAGGTTGCACGTAAGTATGAGTCGCTTAAGATGGCTGACAATCGTGCAGAGATCGAACAGCTTGTTCGTCAGGAAGTTGTCAACCAACTTGCTTCTGAAAAGCTCGATGGTTCGATTGCAATCTCGCAGATTCTTGTTCGTCAGATCAAGCCTGCTGCAAACATCGTAGCCTCGGCTAATCAGCTTGTGCAAGCACAGAATGCTGAAAAGCAGAAGCTGGTCGAAGTTCGTACTGCGAAGTTGGAAGCCGAGCGTATCGCTGCTCTGAACGCTAACGCTGGTGCAACGAAGTACATGGAAGCGACTGCTCTCGTGACTATCGCAGAAGCAGTTAAGGAAGGTAAGGTTTCTACCATTATTGTTCCTTACGACTTCAAGGGAATCGTCAACGTAAAATAAAAGTTGACTTTATACAGAAAAAGTGTATAAATAAAAGTTCTGTGTCGGTGTGATGTTAACGGTAGCATTACGGTCTCCAAAACCGTCCGTCTGGGTTCGAATCCTAGCACCGATGCCAGAATGTTCTTTCTCATTGTTGTTTGCGTCTATAGCTCAGTTGGTAGAGCACACCCCTGATAAGGGTGAGGTCGTAGGGTCGGAGCCTACTAGACGCACCAAATTGGAAGCGTGTCAGAGTGGTCGATTGATCTAGTCTTGAAAACTAGCGT